CAATGTACCACCGTCAGTTTTAATTGCCGGCGTATTAGCACAAAACGATGCAGCAGAAGCTCCATGGTATGCACCAGCTGGATTATCAAGAGGTGGAATTACAGCAAATAGTGCAGCAATCAATTTAACACAAGCACAACGAGATACATTGTATGAAAATCGTGTTAATCCAATTGCGTCATTTCCTAATTCAAATATCGTAGTTTGGGGTCAAAAAACACTACAAGCTACCCCAAGTGCATTAGATAGAGTTAATGTACGTAGATTGTTAATTGCAGTTAAAAAGTTTATTGCATCATCAACAAGATTTTTAGTATTTGATCAAAACACAATTGATACCAGAGAACGTTTTCTTGGAATAGTTAATCCATATTTGCAAACCGTAAAACAAAATTCAGGTTTATCTGCATTCCGAGTTGTAATGGATGAAACAAATAACACTCCGGATGTAATTGATAGAAATATTTTATATGGTCAATTATTTTTACAACCTACAAGAACAGCTGAATTCATTGTTTTAGATTTCAATATTCAGCCAACGGGTGCAGCATTTTAATAAATTGTATATTTAAACAAAATAAAGAAAGGTAGGATATCATATTCTACCTTTTTTTTATTATTGAACATATTTATATAAAACAATAAAGGAATAAATATTATGCCAACTACATACAACGGCGGCGTTGCAGATAACCAAGGATTATTTACAACTCTAGGAAATCCAGATAATAATTTTCAAAATTCAGCAAATGAATATGGACCATCAGCAGTTTCCGACTTTGGTAATACGGTAGATTTCTATGATAAAGCATTTACATGGGAACCAAAATATCAACATAAGTTTGTATTAAAGACTCAAGATCTAATTCCTGCATTTTTGATTAAAACGGCAGCTAAACCGTCAATGACTAACGGAGAAGTTGTTTTAGATCATATCAATGTCAAAAGAAAATTAAAAGGTAAAAGTGCATGGAATAGTATTGCAATCACAATATATGATGCAATTGTTCCATCGGCAGCACAAGCTGTAATGGAATGGGTACGTTTACATCATGAATCTGCTACAGGTAGAGATGGTTATTCTTCATTATACAAAAAAGATCTTATTTTGCATTCTTTATCACCATTAGGCGAAGTTATTGAAGAATGGCAAATTAAAGGTGCATATTTGCAAGAAGTTAATTTCGGTAGTTTAGATTGGTCTTCAGAAGATGTAGTAATGATTGATGCTACTTTGAATTATGATTGGGCATTATTAAGCTTCTAATAATATTTGAATGGGTGGACTAAAATTCACCCATTTTTTATGTTCGCAATATTTATAATAAAGTTATAATAAAAAAAGGAAAGTTTATGCCAATGACAGAACATTTATCTGACAAAAATTTAGTACAATTAGCAAAGCAACAATACGAATCAAGTCAAAAAAGTACAATACCTACAGTATTAGTTTCATTACCTAGTAAAGGTTTAGTATACCCTGCTTCTAGTCCATTACGTAGCGGTACGATAGAAATGCGGTATATGACTGCATATGATGAGGATATTTTAACTAATTCTTCATATATACGAGCAGGCGTTGCCATTGACAATTTATTACGAGCATTAATTGTTACTAATGTTAGTATTGATGATTTAGTTGTAGGAGATAAAGATGCAATGATTATAGCTGCTAGATTACACGGATATGGCCCAGATTATGCAGTAGTTGTAACTGAACCTAATACCAATAACAAATTGGAACGAGTTTTGAATTTACAAGATTTACAGTTTAAGCCATTTGAATTGCAATCAAATGAAAACGGAGAATTTACATTTAAAGATTCCGGCATTGATATTAAATTCAAATTTTTATGTAAACGAGAAATTGAATCATTATCTGTGGAACATGCACTATCTGATTTTTTACGAGTATCAATTAAAGAAATTAATGGCACTCGTCAACAATCAGATATAGATAATTTTGTTCGTTATCAAATGACTCCGGGGCAATCTAAAAAACTTAGAACGTATATTTCAAATAATATGCCTGGTATTAAATTAGATGCTGAGTTTCAAGGTGAAAATGGAGGCACCTTTACTGCCGGGTTTCAAATTGGACCAGACTTTTTTTGGTTTTAGTCCAAAAGATAAAATAATATTACATGAAAATCTATTTAATTTGATTTGGTTTGGCGAAGGCCGATGGAGCTGGGAAACTGTATACAATTTGCCAGTTCCTATACGAAAATTATGGATTAAAAAGGTTAATGAAATTTTAGATGCTAAACAAGCTGCGGCGCAAAAACCTGCAAAATCAACAACGCCTATAGGTAAATCTAAAACTGTTTCAAAATCTAAATAACAAATATTTATATGTATAATGACGTATCCTATTAACATATTGATTGCACGATTAAAACAAGCTCCTAGACTAGGAACAACCGGTAAAGCTGATAAAACTGCATTTACGAATACCGACACTGCAGATAGAGCTCAATTAGCAGCGGATGTTAAAGAAATTCAAAAAAATGTAGATGGGTTAGTTACTAATTTAGGCATGTATGCAGACGTTGTTAATAAACTTAATACTGAGAATCTTTCACTACAAAAAGGTATATCGGTATTAACTAAAGATTTTGAAGATTATGCAGGAGCCATGGTTGATGTTGTTAAAGGTGCAACATATTTAGAACAACGAAATGCAGCTTTAAACAAAAATTTAGGTATTACGTCTAAAACGGCGGCAAAATTAGGCGAAGCGTTTGATGTGATGGGTGAAGATATAGGCGTTGCTGGATCTCAATTAAGAGTTTATGCTCAAGAATTAAATAAAACATTGCCAGGAATGTCTGGATTTCTCGCTGGAACAAATAAAGCCAAAATGTTTAATGAAAAATTTTCAAAATCATTATTAGGAGCAACAAATTTATTACGAGAACATACAGGATTGACCGAAGAACAAACACAAAAATATCTATTATACGCTGCATCTCAAGGAAAAAGTGCTTTAGAAACCATGACAGCAACTCAAAAATGGGCTGAAGAATTTGAAAGTGCTACAGGAATGACTGGTGTTTACACGATGGCACTAGAAGAAATTTCAAATCTAAGTGAAGATGTTGCAATGACATACCGAAAATATCCTGGAATGTTAGAAAAATCTGTTGTTAAAGCAAAACTATTAGGAACATCGTTTGAGAAAATTGAAAACATGGCAACTAACATGTTGAACATTGAACAGTCTGTTGGCCAAGAATTAGAATATCAATTATTAAGTGGTAAACGATTAGTTAATCAACAAGGCGAAAGTATTACCGAAAATCTACGTATAGCAAAATTATCAGGAAATAGTGCTGATCAAGTAAAGGCAATGAATGATTTATTAACCACACAAGGCGATGTCTTAGATGGAAATAATCATTATGCAAAAGAACAACTTGCTCAGTTAACCGGATACACCGTAGAAGAAATGGCACGTATGCGCCAAACTCGTGCAATGCTCAAAGAAGCTAAAATGAGTGATGAAGATATCAATGGTATCTTATCTTTAGAAGGAGATGCATATCAAAAGAAAATGGCTGAGTTAGCTAAAACCAATCCAGAGGTTGCAGGACTTATAACAACACTTAAAGAAACAACTTCTAAACAGACTACCGATCAACTTTTAGGAGAAATTTTAACATTGCAACGCGATAAGGGTATTAGAGTAATGCTTGGCGGCAAAAGCCAAGAAGATTTAATTACGGGAGCTCGAACGGATGTAATAGGTCAAGGAACAACCTTTGGTACAGGAGGAGCAATTCCTGAAATGACATCTTGGGGACAACAATTCCAAAAGCCAGAAATAGCTAAAATGATAGGAATTCTGCAAACTGAAGGAGAATTATTAACTGCAACAAAAGGGCCATTAAATGCATTTATTGATAAATTACCAATGGGTAATGCAGCTTTAGGTAAGTTTAATACAACACTACAAACCCTAATTGACACCGCATATGGTACTGGTAAAAAAGCTTCAAACGATGCATCAACGCCGGGCGGAGTAATAACAGGTACTACTCCAACAGGAACAACTGTTCCAGATGGAATCGTAGTAAATGACGGTTTAATTAAATTCCATCCTGCCGATAAATTTGCAGCTATACCACAAGGGGCAGCATTATTAGCAAGTACAAGCACCGGAGCATTAGAAGGATCTGTAGATAAAA